GGGCCACCACCACCACCAGTTGCAGTTATTTGACCAAAAGTTGAATTAACACCATTGCTGCCAGTCGCACTATTGTAAGTACCTTTATTGCCACCAGCACCAATAGTAATATTTGCTGTTTGATTTACTGTAAATCTATTTGGTGATTCGTTGCTACCACCACCGCCAGTTGTTTCTCCATTAACACTATTTCGATAACCACCAGAGCCACCACCGCCGTAAGCACCGCCACCACCACCAGCTATTACAAGATATTCAACAGCGTTTGTGGATAAATAATTTGAATCAGATTTTTTAACAATTTGTCCAAAATTAAAATTTCCATCTGAGTTAAAAATAAAATATTTGTAAACACCACTTGTTGTGCTTGGGATACTTGCACCAGCACTATAACCCTGTGACATTGAATTCATTTGTTGAAAATTTGTTATTGATGAACCATTAAAAAGTTTAGTTGCCATTTATATTTTGTACCTCACTATTACAATTCCTGATCCACCATTGTTACCAAGATTTGTACCGCTTCCAATTGAACCGCCACCGCCACCACCAGTATTAGTAGTACCAGCAACACCACCATTAGTAGTGCTAGGAGAACCACCTCGACCACCGCCACCAGAACCACCTGCTCCCTGAGTTACTAAAGAACCACCACCGCCACCACCAGCATAAAAAGTTGATGCACCTGTTCTCCAATTAAAAATTTTTCCATCTCCACCTTTACCTGCTGTTGAAGTATCTACTTGAGATTGACCAACTTCTCCAGCACCACCACCACCGCCAGTAGGGAAACCTGGATAACCACCTGCGGCAGAACCACCATTGTTTCCTGATGCACCTGATGAATTACCACCAGTTCCACCATTTCCAGCACCACCGCCAGAACCACCAGTTTTACCATTTGCACCTGAAAGAGCTTGACCACCACCACCGCCGCCACCTGCTGCGCCTACACCTGCAAAAAAAGAATCTCCACCATTATCACCATCAGCCAAACCTGAACCACTACCTGTTGCACCAGCACCGCCACCGCCAATAGTTACACCATAAGTAGTATTTGCATTTAATTTAATAAAACCATTAAGTAATCCACCAGCTCCACCGCCACCACCATTATCTTGACCGCCACCACCACCACCAGCGACAATAAGATATTCAACAACTAAATCTTTTTTTGGAATAAAATTAGCGTCACCTAAAAAAGTGTGAACAGCATAACCATTTGTGTATGTAAAAGTGCCACCAAGAGCGGGACACGCATCACTTAAACGAGTGTATTTACTCCCATAAGTGACATTAGACGAAATAAAACGCCTAATACCCATAGTTAATTTATTTCTGCGCCGAAAGCATTAAAAGTAAGATTTGTTGTTCCAGAATAAACTGAAAGAACATCATTACCATTCAATGTGATACCTAAAGTCAAAGCAATAGTGTCGTTTGCTGGGCAAGTAGCATCATAAGCAACATAATGTTTATTAGCAATAGATTCACCATCAGGGCGAACAGCAATACGATAAGTGTCAGCAGCAGTACCACGATTAGCAATAGTGATTGTAGAAATAACTGCTTCTTCAGCAGCACCAGCTGTATATAAATCTTGCAATGATGCTGTTCCGACTACTTGTCCAAGAACCGCGTATGTTGTCGCCATATTTTCTCCTTATGCGCCCATCAATAAAAATTCGTTAAAAGTTGCTCCGCCGCCACCAGAAGTGAAAGCTTGCCACGCAGCACCATCATAGTATTCCAAAGCATTAGTGTCAGTTAAATAAGTGAACATTCCCTCACTAGGTGAAGCAATCGCACTACCACGTGCAGCAGTTCCAGCAAAAACCATCAAAGATTGTTGCATCAAAAAAGTGTTTACTTGAGCTGCTGTTAAAACATCACCAGCAGTAAACGTTCTAAAACCTGCACCTGCCATTTAACTACCTTTCTTTAGGGTCATTCTAATTGCCTAATCGACCTGTGTCGAGTAGACCAAACACGGCATCATCAAGCACAAATTCAGCGAAATCAAGGGTACTTAACTTGAATGTTAGTTCGTGAACAAATATACCAATGTTATGTTCAATCCCGATAATTTCCCCATATTTAACTATCTGTGAACCTAAATTGTTTGGGGTGAATTTAACCTCAATTTGCTCAGTTAAATCTAAAGCCAACAAATTATTTTGTTGTTGTGAAGTCAATTCAGACATTTGCACGGTAATGGAATCAAAACGATATTCAGGTTCAGAATATTCACCAAGTAAAGAATCAGCCAAAGCTAAAGCATCAACATCAGAATTAAACAACAAACCATCTAAGTTGTATGAAGAAATACCATAAGAGTTCTGTGAATTAAAATCATCAACAGTTTGTGGATTACCACCAGCCCTAGTCACAACGACTCGGTTATACAAAAATTCTGATCCGTAAACAACAGCGACATTAGAAAAAGGAATACCAGAACCATCATCTGCTAATACAACTAAATTGGTAGAACTAGGACCAGACAAAGTATCTTGAAAAGTTGCGTTACCTGAGTTATCAATGAAGAAAGAACCGCCTTCAGTTTGTTCGACGATTTGTAAATAAGTTAAAGCACCAGTTCCATCATCAACAACATCACCTTGTAGGTTAATTGTTCCAATATCAATATTTCTGTTCGCCAAAGGCCAATTAACTTCAGGTCTGCTAAGAACAGCGTTTATTCTTGCACCAGTAAGTTGTGGTGTAGCTGTATGTGCTGCTAACGCCTGAGTTGCTAACAAAGTGAAACCATCAGAAGCTAAAGCAACTGCTTGATTATCGCCAGATGGTTGATACAACAAATTCCAGTCATCAATCAAACCATAGAAAACTGCTGAACCATTTGATCTAACACGGATTTCTCTGTGAGGAACAATTTGACCAGCGTAAGGACTAGAAGCGTAAAGAGGATCAAAAACTCTTGTGGTGTTGTCAAAAACTACCTCTAAGTTTCCAGCATCATATCTGTCAAGTTCGCGAGCTTTACCACGATTAGTATTTATCGAAATAACATAATCTGTGACATCATAAAAAAGTGTTCCACCAAGAGTAAACTCCGTATTGTCTAAAACGCCTTGAACTTCATCATCAAGAGTGAAAAATGGTCCACCTTGAGAAGTTAAATCAAAACCTATTTCAACTGTTTTTGTTGGTAAAGCCATTTAGACTCTCACAAACACTTGACCAGATGAACGTTCATATTTTCTGATTGCTTCAACAATGTCGCGACCAACTTGAGCACCATTAGTTCCGATACCAGCATTCACATTTATGTTGTAAGTGCTTCCCATTCCAACAGAGTTAGCACCAGATAAAGGAATAACAGCTTCAGGTCCTGCTTCACCGATTAATGCGTTCGTAGGTCCAGTAACAATTCCGCCTTTAGCCATACGAATAGTTTTATTTTGCAACGCATAAGCCAGAGCTGTATAAGAAGCGGCTGCTGTTCCAGAAGTTTTCAAAACATTTGCAGCTTTTGCAAACTGAGTTGAAGTTAAAAGTTGTCCTGGTTGTAATTTTGTACCTGTATCAGTTTTACGTTGTTCAGTAGTAGGTGCACTTGGAGCGCCACCGCCGCCTGTCGGTGCAGTTGTTGCTAAGCTATCAACGATTCCTTTAAGTTCACCACGAGCTTGTTCTAACGCAGCCTTAATTCCAGCTACCATTGCTTCTGCTTGCTTAACACCAGCATCATAAAAAGCAACAGCACCAAACTCGCCAACTTGATCAGCAACATTAAATATTGAATCAACAAGAGTGTTTACTTGATTAACAACTGTTGCACCACCAACAATTATGCTGTCAGCAATCTTTGAACCAGCATCAAAACCAGCGTCTAGAACTTGTCTGATAGCACGTTCGTTCAAACCAAGAACAACAAGTTGTTTAACTTTGTCAGCGAAAAGTGTTGCTTTAGTTGCTTGGTCTGCTAAGCCTTTTAAGAAATCCTCAGATTCGGCTGCTTTACCGAAGTCTAAAATACCTGTGATTGTGCTACCGATTGCGTTCTTGAAGTTTGTAAATTTGCCACGCACATCATCTAAAGCTGATTCTGCTTTGCGTAAAGCATCTTCAAGGTTGTCAACTACAACTTGAGCCGCACCTTTGGCTGCCTCTTTAACCTTTTTAAGTTCCTCAGATGATTTTTCTAATCCTTTATTCATCTTTCCTAAACTTGGAACAAGATAATCAGAAACGTCTGTGCTTAAAGTATCGGTTTGAGCTGCTAAAGCACCCATATTGTTTGAAGCCTCAACTGTTGAAAGACTAATACGCTTAAGCGCAACTGGTGCAATCTGACCTACCTCTTTAACATCAACCCCAAACATTTGTAGGCCTTTAATTACTATGTTCATCCCTTTCAAAAACAAATTCATATGGTCTATAACAAAGTTGAGTGCTCCCTCAGCAAAATTGATAAAAGCATTTCCTAGTTTTTGTACTCCTTGACGGAATTTATCTGAAGTTTGGAAAGCGTGAATAAAAGCAACAACCAAAACCGCTAAGAGTGCGGCTACTGCATATATTGGGTTTGCTAATAAAACTAAGGATAAAACTTTAAACACCCCAATAAATATTTGGATTGCCCCAATAACTTTTCCAATAACAATTAACAAAGGACCAAGAACACCAATTAGCGCTAACACTTTAAGACCTGTTTCAACTGTTTCTGGACTCAAAGCCTTAAATTTATCCACAAGTTTTTGTATCTCAGGAATCACCCTGTCTTTTATCACTGCGCTGATTTCCATAGCAATAGGAAGAAATACTGAACCGAGTTCTTGTCTTAAATCGCCAAACTCTCTTTGA